CCTACTTTTTGCAATTCTTTACAAATATCTTTTACATCAAATTCACCAAAAGAAGTACCATCACCAAATAATCCAAGTTCCACTAATGTTTTTCCTAACACAGTTTCTTTTAACTGACCAATAGTCATACGAGATGGAATCGCGTGTGGATTAATAATAATATCTGGTCTAACACCATTCTTTGTAAAAGGCATATCTTCTTCTGGAATAATATTACCAATTGTACCTTTCTGTCCATGACGCGAACTAAATTTATCTCCAATCACTGGTTTTCTAACCGCTCTCAAACGAACTTTTGCAAAATTATATCCTTCTCCATTACGATCAATATAATTTTTGTCAATATAAGTTTCTTCATTTGTTCGGAAAATCTTACTCTGGTCTTCATATTTTATCAATTTTGTATGATCATTGCGATTTTCTTTAATAGGAGTAATTTTTGCAATAATAATATCACGATTTTCTACAATTGTATTTTCTGGTATAAGTCCTTTATTATTGACTTTATTATAATTTCCCATTTTCATTCCTTTTGTTTTTGCAGGATCCGGTTTACAACGTATTTCTTCATCTCCATTGATTTTCTGTTTATCTTCATCTTTTTCAGTATGATAAATAGTTGCTTGAAATAATCCTCTATCTAAAGAACCTTTATTAAATAATAAAGAATCTTCTTGATTATATCCAGTATGCGTCATAATCGCAACAATCACATTTGTTCCTGATGGAATTTTATTCAAGTGAATCAAATTCATTACACGAGTATCTACAAAAGGTCTTGTTGGATAATTTAAAACATAAGACGTTTTATCCATACGAGTATCATAATTGGTAACATAAACACCCATTGCTTGTTTACCCATAGCACATTGATATGTGTTTCTAGGCGATTGATTATGTTCTGGAAATGGAATACAAGATGCTAATATACCAAAAATCGTACTTGGATGAATTTCACAATGAGTATATTTCAATAACTTATCGGTTTTCAATACAATATCTTTTGGTTTCATTGCAATCATAGACCACGCTTGTTCTTCTGGATCAATATATTCTAAAATAGAATCATTGGTATCTGCATTCAACAATAAATCATCCCATTTTATTTGTTTATTTTTCAATTTTTCTACTATTGATTTTGTTAAAATAATATTATCATTTTTTACACGTAAAAGTGGTCTAGTTAAACGTCCACTATCATTACAAACACGAATTTCTTTCATTCTATAATTAAATACAATAGAAGTGTAAATATTTATAATTCCTTTATACTTTTTCTCTTTTAATGACAAATACAGATCATTAGGGTGATCTGTAATTCCTACCCAAGCACCATTAATAAATACTTTTACTTTGTCATACATATCTACTGATTGTAAATTTTCTGAAGAAATGTCAGTAATGTTAGGCATAATGTATTCATATAAAGGTAAAGAATTAGAATGAATAGTAATATGTGTCATATAAGCCAAATTTTTCACTAATCCAACTGATTGACCCTCTGGAGTTTCTGCTAAACACAAAAAGCCCCATATAGTATTATGTAGTTTTCTAGGAGGAATTAATTTACCACTTTTATCTGCTGGTGTAGAAATTCTTCTTGCATGACTTAAACTAGAAGCATATGTCAATCTGTTCAATACCTGCGCTACACCAACTTTATTACTATTTGTATGTTTAATTCCAAAATCACCAGTAGCTAATGCACGTTTTAATCCATTTTCAATAGTAGTTGACTTTACAATTTTATAAATATTTGTTAAATTAATTATATTTTCATAATCATCCGTTGATTTCCATGACCCTGTATTGATTTCACGAATAATTTGTTTTTCCATATCTTTAATCAACTTATTGAAGTAATTACGAAATAGATTATTCAATAATGTTCCAGTAAGATCAATACGTTTATTAATATAAGAATCACGATCATCTTGTTTTAAATTATCTATTTGAGATTGAATTAATTTATATGCCATATATCCCAAAAAGTAAATTTTCTGAACTAAATTATGACAATGAGGAAATAAATCATTGTTTAATATATCCATTGCAAATTCTAATTTTTTTCTAGAACCAGTTTCTTTATCCATATTAATAGGAGTATACATCACATAATTAGTAATATATTTAATACAATCTTCTTTATTTAAATATTTATTTGCATCAATAATAGATGCTTGTAACGACTCTAACATATTTTTATGACTTACCTCCTGAATATTTAAAAGAATTTTCTCACATACTTCTTTGTCCGAAATAACACCTAATGCACGAAATACAATAAATAATGGAATCGGTTGTTTTACTCTTGGAATTTGTAAATAAATAGGAAATCCAAAACCATTATTTTTAGTACTTATCATCATATTAATTTGTTTCGGAGAAATGCATTTAAAATCAGGAACAGATTTTATTTCTGCAATCCATGAATATTTTGTATTATTTTTAGAAACGTTAAAACAATATACTTTATTTTCAGCAGCTCTTTCTTGACCTAAAACTGTCTTTTCAGAACCATTAATAATAAAGTATCCACCTGCATCTACTTTACATTCACCTGTATGAGTATGTTCTACATGAGAATATTGACTTAATACACAAATATTTGATTTTAACATAATAGGTAGTTTACCAATATGAATTTTTGGAAAAGATTTATAAAATGTTTGAATATTTTCCAAATCTGTACCAGTTCTTACTACATATTTAATATTAATATCAATAGTTAATGAAGATGCATAAGTAAAATTTCTCAATCTGGCTTCATGTGGGAACATTAGTTTAATTGCACCATTATTTTCATGTATTTGAGGTCTATAAATATTGAAATTATCAAAAGTAATAAATAGTTCCAAAGAATATTTTTTACTTTTAGGGTCATAATCTTGTTCTGATGCTATGTACATTGGATTAAACATTTCAATCGTTTTAATTAGTTGATAACTTGTAAAATTATTAAAAGATTCAATTTGATGTCTTACAAGACGTTCTAAATGTTGACCTTCAAAATAAGATTCAATAATATTCCATGGTGTTTCAATATATGCGTCATTTTGAATATCAAAATTATCATCCATTTCTCTTCTATTTTCATATTCGTTATTCATATTGGCTTTAATTGAATCCATAATTTCGGTTATTTTATAAATCAATTTATTTTTAAATTGTTTAATAAAATCATATTAAATGTAATTCATAAATATATTATATAATAATAATATGTCTATTAAAAATCATAATAAAAATATAAATAAATCTCCCAAAGAAATAGATGACTATAATAAATTACTATTAGAAATAGATTTAAAATATAATAAATTACATAATGAAATCAAATCTATTAGTAATGACATTATAGAAGATTTGATAAAAAATATAGATAATAACTTTAAAAAATATGATACTTTTCAAGGTCCACAAGATGAAAATAAAAAAACAGTTAAAGAAAATATAGAAAAATATAATAAATCAAATGATCTTTCTATTTCTGAAATAGAAATCAAAGGAATTAATATTAATACAATAGAAAAGGTATCAAAAAAAAGAGATGAAATTGTTAAACTAGAAATTGAAAAAAATGAAAAAGAAGAAAAAGAAGAAGAAATAATCAAAGAAAAAGTAAATATAGTTGCAAATATTAATAATATAAATGATTTATTAGAATTATTAGATGCCTATAAAATAGATAAAAATGTTGAATATAATATTAATATAGAAGCTTTACATAAAATTAAACAACCCTTAATAAAACTAAATAATATGATTGGAATGAAAGAATTAAAAAATAATATTGTAGATCAAGTTCTTTATTTTATACAAGATTTACACGTTGGAGGTGAAGGTGATTTTATGCACACTGTTATTTATGGTTCTCCTGGTACAGGAAAAACTGAAATTGCCAAAATTATGGGAGAAATTTATAGTAAAATGGGTATTTTGAAAAAAGGTACTTTCAAAAAAGTTACTAGAAGTGATTTAATTGCTGGATATCTGGGACAAACTGCTATTAAAACAGCTGATGTTATTCAAGACTGTTTGGGTGGAGTTCTTTTTATTGATGAAGCATATGCTTTAGGTAATAATGAAAAAAGAGATAGTTTTTCTAAAGAATGTATAGATACATTATGTGAATCTTTAAGTAATTACAAAGATAAGTTAATGGTTATTATTGCTGGTTATGAAAATGAATTAAAAGATTGTTTTTTTGCGTACAATCAAGGTTTAGAATCTAGATTTACATGGAGATTTAAAACAGATGAATATTCTGGTGAAGATTTATATAATATATTTTTAAAGAAAGTGAAAGAAATTAATTGGCAATTAGAGAGTGAAATAAATAAAAAATGGTTTGAAAAAAATATAGAATATTTTGCTTTTTATGGAAGAGATTTAGAAACACTTTTATCTAAAACCAAAATTGCTCATAGTAAACGTATTTTTTGCAATGATTCTAGTATGAAAAAAATAATTAACTTGATAGATTTAAATAAAGGATTTGAAATCTTTATTAAAAACGAAGAAGTCAAAAATAGAATAGAAAGTAAAAATAGAAATAAATATCTATATAGTACCATGTATCATTAATATGTAATATAATAAAAAGGATTAGGTTATTTTCTTGAAATGTTTTTTATTCCATAATATATGTCAGAAAAGAAAACCATTCAAATTAATCCAGAAATATTTAATTTGAATAAAACAAAAAAAAACAAGGAAAAAAAAAATAGACCAAGTTTTGTTCCCTTGATTTCTCCAAATGTATTGAAAAATAAGTTATTGAAAAGAATTAAAGAACATAAAAATAAAGAAATTTCTAATTTAGAGAAAAAAGATTCATCAAAGGAAGATATGGACAAATATTCTGATGATCTTTATGATTCTTTTGAATATTTAAATAGTCTCTCCAAACAAAAAAAACAAGATGATGAATTGAATAAAAAGAGAGAAGAATTACATAAAAGAACTATTAAACATTATTCTACTTCTTCTATTTCAGAAAATGTACCACACGTAGAATTAGAATTGCCTGAAGAATTATTACCATCTTCCATACATATGAGTATAGATAATACTATACCATTGGAACTTAAATATAATCCGGATAATGTAGTTCCATATGGTTGTTTAAAGGGAGGTGTAAAACCAACCTATCGTAATTTTATGAATAAAACCCAAAAAAAATATGAAATAACGAATCCAAATGCAGCATTAAATATTAATGCTGTAAATTCTGATAGAGAGAAAAGATTAAATGCAATGCGTAATAAAATAAAAAATAAACAATTAGAAGACCAATTGCAAAATATTCAATTAATTAAAAAAACTCAAGGTTATAATGAAATGACAGATAATGAAATAAAAGTTAATTCTTTAATACCAAGAGACGATGTTTCTGAATTGAAAATTAGTATTCCAAAAGAAGATATCCCAATCCCAAATAAAATAGACTTTTATTCAGATATAAATAATATAAATAAAATAGAAAAATTATCTAATCAAATAAATGATACTAATATAGATATAAATCAAAATCAAAATAATATTCCAATAGTTTCTGCACAGTATCCTACAAAAAGAGTAATTAAAAAAACAATACGAAAGAAGTATACACTTGGTAAGTCTAAAATAACTAAAACAGTTGCTATTCTTGTTAAAGATAAAAATACTAGGAAAAAAATAATGAATGCACAAAAAGATTTAAAGAAAAAACCAATTAATGATGTGAAACAATATTTAAGAGATCATAATTTAATTAAAATTGGAAGTAATGCACCCAATGATGTTATAAGAAAAATGTATGAATCTGCAATGTTATCTGGTGAAATTGTCAACAGCAATCAAGATACACTTTTACATAATTTTCTGAAAGAAGATAATCTTCACTAAAAGTTAAAGTTAAAATAATTTTATATTTTAATTTTGGATATATAAATAATATTTTTATAAGTTAGTAATGGAAACTACTAAAAATAATTTACCACCAAACATTATTCATTTCTTTAAAAAACTAAGCAATTATTTAGATACAAAATTAATGTTTTTTGGAAGTGTACAACGTGCTGATTATTTACCAGGTAGTAGTGATATAGATGTAGACATTTTTACAGATAATGTAAAAAGTACTATTATTAAAGTCCAACATTTTTTAAAAGTAAAAAAAACAAAGTTTAAACGTTTTGTTTGGAAATTAAATAATTCTCAACGAGTTGCATATGGATATAAAATAATGTATAAGAATCCAGAAGAAAAATTGGCAGCAGAATTTTCTATTTATGACGAAAAATTTAAAGATGATATATTGAAAGAACAATTAGCTAAAATTGATATACCTTTATATATATCTTGGATGCTTATCTTTTTAAAAATATTACATTACAATTTAGAAATAATAAGTAAGGAAACATATAAAATGTATAAAAAAATCATATTAAGTTATATGATTGGATTGCCTGAGGATAATTTTGTTGTTTTAGAGACAACAACTGACACGTTGAAAGGTCTTGATTTTTAAATGTTAATAATATAAGTTTAAAGATATATTATGTATATCTTTAAGTAAAAAATGGCTTTGGTTAATGAATATTTTGAATTGACAAAAAAATATCAAATGGAATATGGAAATAATACAATACTTTTAATGCAAGTTGGTGCTTTTTTTGAAACTTATGGCATATTAAATAAAGAAATAAATAATACTACTGGTAGTAAAATTCAAGAATTTGCTCGCATTTGTGAATTAAATGTAGTTGAAAAAAATACATCAACGGATAATAAAAATAAAAATATTGTAATGGCTGGATTTAAAGATATTATGATTGAAAAATATATTAAAAAATTACAAGATGCTGGATTTACTATAGTAGTTTATACACAAAATGAATCTGCAAAAAATACTACAAGAAAATTAGAACGCATTTTCTCTCCAGGAACTTATTTCACAGAAGAAAATCAATCGCTTTCTAATAATACTGTTTGTATTTGGATAGATTTAATTCATAATACTATTTTTTCTAAAGGTAAATTTGTAGTTGTTGGCGTTTCTAATATTGATATATTTACTGGAAAAACAACCATATTTCAATTTAAAGAAGAATATGTTCATAATCCAACTACTTATGATGAATTAGAAAGATTTCTCTCTATTTATCATCCTAATGAAGTAATTTTTATTTCTAATCTTCCTGAAACAGAAATTAACGATATTATTCAATTTGTAAATATAAATGCAAAAGTAGTTCATATTATTTCATTATTAGAAGATAAAAATAAATTAGAAAATCTAAATAATAAATACGAAAACCAGTATGTGTTAAAAGCGTTTAATTGTCAAAAACAGACATATCAAAAAGAAATATTAGAAAAATTTTATAAAGAAATTCAATTTAATATTTTTATACAAAACTTTTATGAAAATAACATTGCTACACAGTCTTTTTGTTTTTTATTAGATTTTATTTATCAACATAACCCATATCTTATAGATAAAATTAGCGAACCTTGTTTTGATAATCATTCAGATCGTTTAATTCTAGCAAATCATTCCTTAAAACAATTGAATATGATTGATGATGAATCTACAAACTATAATGGGAAATATTCTTCTGTTTTAAAGATATTAAATGTTTGTTTAACGCCTATGGGTAGAAGAAAATTTATGTATCAAACATTAAATCCTACTATGAATACGTTGTTTTTAAAAAAAGAATATGATATTACAGAACATATTTTAAATAAATATGAAATCAATGGATGGTTGAAAGTAAAACTTTCGGAAATAAAAGACTTGACAAAATGGTGTAGACAAGTCTTTTTAAAAAAACTATCTCCGAAATCTTTTTTTAATTTATATGAAAATATTAAAATAATAAAAGAAATTTATGATTATATTTTTCGTGACTCTATTTTAATGAATTATTTAAAAGAAAATGAGAAGGATATTTACAATACAAATTGTTAT